CCAGACGATGATAGAGATAAAATCAACGCTCTCTATCTTGCGGAGGGTATGGAACTAGCGCATCAACAAAATGAACCATTGGAATTTAGATAAGAGGGGGACAATGACAAATGAAAAAACTACTAATCACACTAACTATTATTATTGCTGCGGTGCTTTATGCGCCGTCTGCTCAAGCGGTATGGTCAAACTGGCAAACTGAGGGATATGGTCATCAAGCGCGAGTCTTTACGGATGACACCAATTACTATGCAGGTGCATCTTCCGTTGATTGGAGAGCGGAAAAGAAGGGATCGAGCACGCTTTATTATACCGCTGGTGTATATAAAAAGTGAAGCGGTGGAGGCTTAACAGATACGAACCTTGTACAAAGGGGCAGCTTCAAAGCGTCAACGCCTCTAAAGTCGTTTAGCGTCAGCGAGATTCGTAAGCGAACCGGCAAAGGAACATACGTGATCCAGCTGGACTGTTACACTGATTCCAAGAAACGAAACTATATCGGGACCTTTGAGTCCGTTAAATTCAACATTCGATAGGTGGTGGCGAATTGAAATACTTAAACGAATCTGAACAGCAGGAATTGCTAGAGGAAGAGGCTGGCGTTTACCTTCACTCTCTTTATAATTCTTTTCCTATTGGAAGAGACGAACATCCATCCGTGTATGTATCACAAGGTGTATTAAAAGGGATGTGTAGGGTGTTCGGCGCCAGATTCGAGGTAAGCAAACGTAGAAAAATTGTATTTTATAAATACAAGAATAAATATTTCGACGAAAAGTTTTGGTTCCAAGTTGAAAATGAATATGTAACTGAGGAAGAAGCGGCATGCATGATTGACCAAATGAATAGGGAAAATAGAGAGTTATCAAAAATGAGAGCAAACATATAATAGGCGGTGGCTAAATGACAAATAAAATCGTATGTCCTCATTGCAAGAGTGATGGCGGATTCTTCACGAAAGAGAGAGTAACTGGAACAGCTCACATATACTACAACTCTATTGGTGACCTAGAAGAAGAACAAGGCTCTATGCATGATGGCCTGTCGTATCACGGAGGAACAAAAGCCTATTGCAAGCAGTGCTATGAACAGATCGGGAAAACAAAGGATCTGGCATCGGGAAATCATGAGGAAGAAACAAGATGGAGGTAGCGGAATGAGTCAGTATAGGGTTTATGACAAAAGAACAGATGAAACATTGTTTGAGTCTACAGACAAAATAGATTGTTATTTTTTCATACAAAGCAATTATGACGAGAGTGACGATGATTGGGAACATATTTTCATAGATACAACTAAATAAGTCCAAGACGGAGAGCCTGCGGACACTGATCAACACCTTTTAAGGGTGCTGGTTGGTGTCCGTTTTCTTTTTGTCGGAAAGGAGCGGCACCATGAAAAATGAAAAGCCGAAAAAACAGCCGCAGAAGCTTACAGAAAGAGAGATAAAAGAGCTCATGGGGCAAAACATGCAGCGGTTAAAAAGAGCCAAAGGCGGGGCAATGCGCCGAAAATAAAAGGAGTGATTGGGATGACTAATAAAAATGATAAGAATCCAAACGAACAAACAGGTCAAATGAATTTAGATATCCCTCAAATCGACGAGGAAAAAACTAGAGAAAAGATGGAAAGAATGCTAGAAAAGTATAAGATGTTAAGGCTTCAAACGCCAGAAGACTTCCTCCCAAAAATCACAACAACATACACCATTACGCCGCCGAGTTTTTCAAATCAGTTCCACTCATCCACAGAAGAAGCAGCGCTTAAAAAAATGGATTGGGAGATTGAGCGGGCAAAATACATGAAGCGAATTGAAAGAGGCATTAATCGTCTAACGCAAAAAGAGCGGCGCATCTTGGTGATGCTCTATATGCAGGATGAAGAGATGTACGATTACGAAATATATGCAGAAATGGGACTTAGTCAGCGAAACTATTATCGGGTGAAAAATAAAGCGTATTATAGACTGGCCTTTGCTTTGAGAGAAGAAGTGTACAAGCAGGGGGATAAATCATGAATTTTGTTCAGCCGATAAGGGACCTTGATCAGATCCATTATATTAAGAAATATCTTGGAGAACGGAACAAAAGAAACCTGCTGCTTTTTGTGGCCGGAATTAATTTAGGCTTGCGTATATCCGATCTGTTGGAATTGAGGGTGAAGGATGTAAGGAAGCAATATGTATCGCTAAGAGAACAAAAAACAGGTAAAGAAAAAAGAATCAAAATAAACAAGACGCTTCGAAAAGCGATAGATCAATATATCAAAGACAAAGATGATCAAGAGTATCTTTTTAAGAGTAGGGAAGGACTCAACAAATCTATCAGCCGCAGCAGTGCATACAATATTTTGAGAGAAGCGGCGGAGTATGTGGGCCTTGATAGTATAGGGACGCATACACTTAGAAAAACGTTTGGCTACTGGCACTATAAGAAATTCAAGGATGTGGCCTTGTTGCAAGAAATATTCAACCACTCAAGCCCTGATATTACATTGAGATATATCGGGATAACACAAGACACAATGGATAGAACAATGGACGACTTTGGCTTATAGACTCATCTGTTCAATTGGCAGGTGGGTCTTTTTTTGTGCTCTTTTTCATCAACTAACCATAATGAGAAAATGTCCAACTCATTTTAAGGAAATGGCTGAAAAGCAAGAGGGACAAAAGATTCAGCGATTCCCTGAGTTAGACACAATATTAGATATGGTTAATTGGTGGATAGTGTGGATAAGCAGAAAATAGATTGGTATAATTTAGTTATTAAATTTAGGGGTGAGATACATTGAGGAAAAAAACCATATTGTATACGGCCGTTCGTGATTTGATTAGATTGATTGATATTGGGCATCAAATATCTGTGGGAAAAGTAGTCGAGCTTTCTAAGAAATCGGAATTAATTCAGGAGATTCAAGCTTTACCAGATAGCAAGCCGCTTTCTTTAAGCGCATTTTCGGAACAGGAAATCAGCTTTTTAGAAGATTGTTTCTACGAACTACATACGAATCAACCTGGTCAAGAAAAACGGAAATTCGGTGTGGAGAATAACGGTTTGAACTTAGTTTTAGTTAGTTTTGTTGATAAATTGCTTGAAGAAGATAATGAAGAAGAACTTTGAAAAAAACAGGAGTGATTACATGTATAAAGATGAAGATTATTGTAAATGTAACGAAGTCCACGGAGGTTTTGCGGTAGAGGAAGAATGGGGATACTGGATGCATTGTTTAAAATGCGAAAAGCCATTAGAGGATGAATTTCATTATTATAATGAACCTGAATTATATTGATTTGAAAATGGCACACTTTTGGCACGATCTTGGCAAAGCATTTTGTTTGAGAGCGGTTATTATGGTATTAGGTGATAAATTGAGAGCGGCTTCCATTGCGGAGGTCGCTTTTTTATATGGAGGTGTTAGCTTTGGTAGAAGTTACTGTGACATCGCGGTAGATCCCAAATCTGAGGACCACCAACGCCGACCATATATGTTCCAATACCAGGAGTATGTGCAAGCTCATATCCTTCCTCTAAAGTCATCCGTCAGAAATTACGAGAATTGAGAAAGGCGCGCAGTTTTTATGAACAAGCAACGACACATAGAAGCGCACAACGACGTTTTGAAAAGTATACGCAGCTACATGAAAGTGTCAAACGTCTTATGCTTCCTCTAATTGATGAAGCGAAACAGAGATTGAATAATTCATAGCATCCTTCGGGGTGCTTTTTATTTTGGGGAGGGACACAACGTGGACAACTCACTCAGGGAACTAATCATTAACACAGCAATTGGACACGCAATAAGGACAGATCAATTGTATAACGGTCTTAAAGCCCTTAATAAAAGGGGATGCATATGGGCGGATGGGGAGATCATCAGGGGGTTAGGGATGCTTGGGTCTTATGGTGTGAGGGATAGGCAAGCTATAGATAGTCTCCTACATGTCAGCACAGGGAATTTTATGCTGTGCAGAAAGTAGGGCATCTTCATGCCTTTGTTTTGTTTGCGATGATAGATGAGAGGAAAGCTGGTGAATCCAATGCCACCTAAACCATTGAGGGAGTGTAAGGTGCGAGGGTGCAGGGAGTTAACAAGGGATGGTTATTGTCCTGCTCATGCTGATGGCAAGCAGCAGGAAGCAAAGTATTACAACAAACATGTTAGAGATAAACAATCAACAAGCTTTTACAAATCGAAAGAGTGGAAACAGACAAGACAACTTGTTCTAATGCGAGACAATTACCTTTGTCAAAGCTGTTTAAAGCAAGATCGTGTCGTTCCTGCTGTCATGGTTCATCACATAGTAGAGCTAAAACAGGAGTGGAACAAACGATTAGATTTAAATAACCTCGAAAGCATGTGTAATAGCTGTCACAACAAGGTTCATGGCAAGCGAGGGTCATAGTACCCCCCCGGCATTAAATCCCTAAGAAACGGCTCGTGAGGATCGGTGAGCCGTCGTCTGCAAACAAACACCGCTTTTCAAAGTTTCCAAAAACACGAAAAACCCCCCTCGACGAAAATGCCGAGAGGGCTTGGTACGACTGGTTTTGTTGTTAATTCGATCATAACACGAATTTGATCAAAAACAAGCATAAATTTGAAAAAATCGAAACGGAATGAGGTGAAAAATATGCCGAGACCTGCAAAATCCGCAACGCTTCAATTAATACAGGGAAATCCAAATAAGAAAAACACAGATGAACTTGCGATGCGTGCTGTACAAGAACAGAAAATGAAAATGAGATCAAACAACATTAAACCTCCATCCTGGTTGGATAAGGTTGCTAAAAAGGAATTCAAACGGATTGCCGAGCTATTAAAGGAAGTAGACATTATAACGGAGGCAGATATTAGCATGTTGGCCGCCTATTGTAATGCCTATTCACAATACATTTCAATAACTAAAGTGATAGAAGAAGATGGACTCATGGTTCATAAAGAAGGTTTTGATGAAGATGGAAATCCAATTGAATTAATTGGAGAAGAACATCCTTTATTGAAACGGCAGAAAAACTTTTTTGATCAAATGAAGTCAGCTGCAAATGATTTTGGTCTCACTCCATCAGCGCGCGCAAAATTGGCTATCACCAAAACACAGGAGATCAGAGAAAAGACGGCAGCGGAAAAGGAGTTTAATGTATGACTATTAAACAATTTATGATTGATTATTCCCGTGATGTGCTATCAGGGGGAATTTTGGCGTGTCAAAAACACATTTGGGCCTGTCAGCGTTTTTTGAATGATGTTGAACGAGAAGGAAAAGAAGAGTTTCCATATGTATTCGATGAAGAAAAGGCCCGCAGATTTCTTTTTTGGATGACTCAATTTAAACATACCAAAGGACCATTAGCAGGTGAAAATATTGATCCTGATCCTATTCAGATTTTCATTTTTGGCAATGTCTATGGATGGGTCCACAAAGATACCGATATTCGCCGTTTTACAACTGTGTATTGGCAAGTTGGCCGTAAAAATGCAAAGACTCAAAGCTTAGCAACTGTTGGGTCATATGAAGCAATGGCGCTTGGAGAAAGTATGTCGGAGGTTTATATAGGTGCAACCAAAAAAGAGCAGGCTAAGATTTGCTGGAAAGAAATAAATGCTCAAATTGAGGGTAGCGACCTTCTCAATAAACCATCAAAAAAATATAAGGTAGCATATGGGACAATTGAACATATTAAAACAAAATCAATTATCACACCACTTGCAAAAGATGCCGGGAAAACAGGAGATGGATTTAATCCCCAATGTGGAATTATTGATGAATATCATGCTCATCCAACATCAGAAATATATGATGTTATTGAATCGGGTATGGGAGCAAGATCACAACCTTTAATGGTAATTATCACAACTGCTGGACCTGAATTGAATAATCCTGCTTACCGTGTCGAGTACAATTTTGCTTCTCGTCTTTTAGATCCAAATATGGTAGAGAAAAATGATCATTACTTTGCAATGATTAATGAGCTAGATGCAGATGATGATATTAAAGACGAGAGTAAATGGGAAAAAGCGAATCCGATACTTGCAAAACACGAGTTTGGTATAAATTATTTAAGACGGCGTTTGGAAATGGCTTTGAATGTACCGGAAAAAATGCGCGATTTCCTCACCAAAAATATGGATATTTGGGTGAACATGCGATCAAACGGATATATGGATATGAAAGCATGGTCTGATTGCGGGGTGAGTGAAGGTATACCAGATTTAAAAGGTAAGGAATGTTATGCAGGGATTGACCTATCAAAACGTATTGATTTAACAGCCGCCAGTTTTGAATTTCCACTCGAAAATGGGATGTATTATGTTACAGCGCATGGCTTTATGCCAGAAGATACGTTTCATGAAAGGATGAAAACTGACAAGGTACCGTATGATTTGTGGGTCAAAAAAGGTTGGCTAACTCTTACTGATGGTGCTGTCGTTGATTATGACTATATACGTGCGTACATCAAGAAAATGGAAAAGGATAAAGGGTGGAAAATCAAAGAGATTGGATATGATCCATATAACGCAACGCAGTTTGCGCAGCAGATGGAAGCTGATGGATATGTCATGATCGAGATCAGGCAAGGGGTGCAAACCTTATCTGAGCCGACCAAAGATTTACGTGAGAAAGCTAAAGCGCGAAAATTAATCCATGACAATAATGATCTATTAACGTGGGCGATGGGGAATGCCGTCACAAAGATTGACGCGCAGGAGAATATCATGCTTGATAAATCAAAATCGTCACAACGTATTGACCCAGCAGCCGCACTCATAAACGCTCATGTGAGAGCTAGTCAAAATGATGATCATTTAGATTTGAATGAGTATATTTTGTCAGGGGGCTTTTCATTCTAATGAAAAATACCATAAAAAAAATTATGTTTTTTCTATTCTCAATCTTAAATGACCTAGTATTTTTTGCTGGGGCAATCTTTATTACAATAGCAGCTTATAAAATACATGAAATCATCGGTCTTTTAGTGACAGGTGGTTTTTTTATATTTACAGCAATTTTAATGAGCCGAAGGAGGTGATTAATTGTTATTAGAAGGTATGTTTTCTAAGAGATCAGCAGATTCAGACAGTGGTTGGGGAATGTCACAGGTCCCGCAATGGGTGTTTGATATTTTCGGTGGTGGTAAAACAGCAAGCGGAGAGAAAGTGAGTGAATCGACCTCATTAAAACATCCTGACGTTTTTTCTTGTATCAATGTTTTGTCAGATGATATAGCAAAATTATCTGTCCATATGTTTAGGAAGCTGGGAGAAAATATTTCTGGAGAACGTGACCATCCTGTTTTTAAATTGCTCTATTTAAAGCCCAATCAATATATGACAGCTTTTACTTGGAAAAAATTAATGATGACGCATGTTTGTATGTGGGGAAATGCATATTCTTTGATTCTTTCAGATAAAAGAGGTGATATCACAACACTAATCCCTCTTAATCCAGCGAATACCCATCCTTATCTTGATCCAAACACAGGGGATTTGTGGTATGAAACAATAATTAATAACAAACGAGCTGAATTACATGCGGAGGAAGTTCTGCACTTTAAAGGAATGACCGAAGACGGTATGGTTGGTCTCAGTCCAATTCAGGTTGCAAGGGAACATATTGGTGCTCAATCTGCCGCAACAAAGTTTAACGCGAAATTGTACAAAAATGATGCAACACCAAGAGGTATTTTGAAAATCCCAACCCTGTTACAACCAGAGGCAAAAGAGGTTGCAAGAAAAGAATGGATGAGAGTAAATGCGGGAGAAAGCATTGCGATTGTCGATGCTGGTCTCGATTATCAATCTATATCAATGCCTCTAAAAGATGCCGAATTTGTAGAGTCTATGAAATTCAATAAGGCTCAAATTGCTTCCATATTCAAAGTTCCTCTTCATAAGATAAACGAATTGGATCGCGCTACATTCAGTAATATCGAACATCAATCTATAGAATATGTGAAGAACACTTTACAGCCATGGATCGTTTCCTTTGAACAAGAAATCAATACAAAGCTGTTTACTGATGCTGAAATCAGACAAGGGCTATATGTTCAATTTAATGTTAATAGTGAATTGCGCGGTGATTCAAAATCAAGAGCTGAATTCTATGAAATTATGGAACGAATAGGAGCTATGAATATAAATGAAATTCGTGCTCTTGAGTCAAAGAATGCAATTCCTGATGGGGATAGGCACCTAGTTTCACTGAATTACACTTTCTTAGATATGCTAGATCAATATCAGATGGCTAAAGCAGGCCATAAAGGAGGTGATCCGAATAATGCCGAAGGAAATCAGACAGCTAACGACGGAAATTGAAGTTAGGTCACTTGATGATGAAAACAAAAGTGAATATGTAGAGGGTTATGCCCTTAAATTTGAAAAGTGGTCTGAGCGTCTTGGGTGGTTTAAGGAAATCATCAGCCGTGGAGCGTTGGACGAAGCAGATATGTCCAATGTAATTGCTTTATTTAATCATAAAATTGATTATCCATTAGCAAGAAATACTGTTTCAACGGGCGCTGGTAGTCTCCAATTAACTGTTGATGCAATAGGGTTGAAATTTAGATTTGAGCCAACAGACACCACTTACGGACAAGATTTGATGAAGAATTTGAAAGCAGGCGTGATTAATCAATGCTCTTTTTCATTTTCTCTTGATCATTCAGGTGATGAAGAACCTGATGAATGGACAAGAAATGAAGAAGAAAAGTTATACGAGCGCCGAATCAATCGAATCAATCGCATTTTTGACATTTCACTTGTGACAACCCCTGCATATAGCGATACGGAAGCTGTTGTAGGAGAAAGAAGTCTAGAAAAAGTAGAAGTTTTAAAAAGACAAAAAAACACATCAAATAAGAGGATTGAGCTGGAACTAGACTTATTAGACCTGACTATATAGTGGGTCTTTTTTTATGCTCAAAATCAAGGAGGAAAATCTATGCCAGTAATGATGAGTAAAGAGGAACGCCAATTGCGCCAGCAGTTCACACAGAAAAAGCAAGAAGCTAGGAATTTAATAAGCGAAGGAAAAGATGAAGAAGCACGCTCTATGCTGGATGAAGCAAAGGCGCTGCAAAAAAGAATTGAAATGATGTCTGAGGAAAGAGAACTCGATGCACCAGAAATTGAAGACCGACATTATGTACCGGAACAGAAAAGAGATCCTGAATCTGATTCTTCTGATGAAGAACGCAGCTTAACAGGAACGCAAGAATATAGAAATGCATGGTTCAAGGTCTTGACTGGACGTGATGATGAATTAGGTAACGAAGAAAGAAAAATGCTGCAGGAAGTTCTAAAAGAAAACAGACAACTTTCCTCTAAAAGTGATAAGGATGGCGGGTATACAGTACCGGATGACATTTCAAAACAGATTATTAAGTCCATTCAAGAATTAAATTCTGTTCGTAACTTGGTACGGGTTGTACCGAAGACGGCACCAGGAGGCAGCTATCCAGTAAGAAAGGGAGCAGCTGGAAAGTTATACAACATTGCGGAAAAAGAAGCGATCAAAGAACTCAAAAATATGGAGTTCGACCAAATCACATACAACGTCAAAAAGTTTGCTGGCTTTTTGCCTATCCCAAACGAATTATTGAATGATTCTTTCATTAATTTTGTGAGGGAGATTGTAGAATGGCTTTCTGAATCTGCAACTGTAACTGAAAATGATGAAGTCTTCTATGGAAAAGGCGGAGAAAACAACGTTGAGGGGATTATAACAAGCAAAAAATATAAATCTCTCAAAGCTCCTTCTCTAATTACAATTAAGTTTTTGAGAAAAGTTAAAAACCAAATCAAAAGAGGCTATCGAAAAAATGCAAAATGGGTGATGAATACAGAGGCATTTGAAACGTTAGCAAACATTGAAGATAAAAACGGTCGCGGGATTTTAGCCGAGGACCCGCGCAATGAGGATAGCTTCCTTCTATTCGGTAGACCTGTTGAAGTGTATGACGAGATTGTCACAGACGATAAACAAAAAACTCATATTCTATTCGGTGATTTTAAAAATGCATACTTTATGTTTGATCGTCAAAAATTCGAGATCAAATCAACTGACATCGGCTCAGATGCATTCCTAACAGATCAAACATATTTCAGAGGTATTGAACGATTTGACGGAAAAGTAGTTGATCCAGAAGCCGCAGTTATTGTTACTGATTTACTTGTAGGTGAGGAAGCAGAAGTGGAAACACCTTCTGAAGATAAGTCCGTAGACGCTGGGAAATAAGAAAAATTGAAAGGAATTGATTTATCATGGCTAAAGATTTTTTGAATGAAAGTAATGGAGTATACACATCTGCAGAGGCTGGGCCTGACGGTAAACCTATCACGCCTGTTTCTATCAGAGACAACAGCGAAGAAAATCCTCTTATTGTTAAGGGATTGAAAGGTGATCCTGGTGAACAAGGTCCTCAAGGTCCAAAAGGTGAAAAAGGGGATCAAGGAGAGCAGGGGCCGAAAGGTGATAAGGGTGACGATGCAGTAATTGAGGCTGGCTCAATTAAAAATGAACATTTAGGTGATGGTTCAGTTAATTCCCGGACAATCGGGAAAGGTAGTGTCAAATGGGACAATATCAATTCAGAAGTACAGAAAATGATCACTGACCTTCAAGAAAAAGTCGAAGCAATAGAAAATCCAAAATCTGAATAAAGGTGATGCCGGATGACTGAGGCAGAGCAAAAAGAGCTTGAAAAAGCGAAAAAATACCTCCGCATTGATGGTGATGCGGAGGATGATTTGATTTTACATTTCATCGCTGCAGCAAAAGAGTACATTACGAATGCAACGGGTTTAAAATTCCCTAACAATTTAGCGCAAGCAGAGTTAGCGGTCATGTCATTTACAACTCACTGGTATGAGAATAGGCAAATATCCGGCACGACATCAAATCTTGACGGGGTGCTCACAACAATGGTCAATCAACTCAAATACTTGGTTGTGGACGGTGGAAAAGATGCTGAATGACATGAGACACCGCATCCGGTTTCAACAGAAAAAAGAAAAGAACCGTTTGCCTGTCGATGGTGACAATGGCTGGGAAACCGTGGTTGAGTGCTGGGCTAAAGCAGAGGGTTTAAAAGGCGCTGAATATTATGCTGCAGCCGCCATACAAAAAGAACATACAATTAAATTCACCATACGCCACAGGGAAGATATTGACGAACATATGAGGCTCTTATTCAAAGGGAAAACTTACGAAATTGAGTCTATATTACCGAATCATTCAAGGCTTCATTTCCTCACAGTTAGGGCAAAGGCGGTGAAGTGATGTTTAATTTACAAATCGATGGCTTAGAGGAATTAGAAAATGCCATTGGAAACATGCAAAGAAAAGTGAGCAAAATGCATAAAGAAGCTCTCACAGCTGGAGCAACAGTCATAAAAGATGAACTTCATCCAAACACACCGAGATCAGACAAAGCCCAAAAACATATGCAGGATGATCTTGATATTACGAGGCTTCGCACTGATGGTGACGGAGTGAAATATGTGGCTGTTGGTTGGCCGAAATCTAAGTCGCGTAAGGACACGCAGTGGAGAATTCATTTTCCTGAATTCGGCACCTTGCATCAGCCGGCTCAAAAATTTTTTACGAGAACTGTCGATGCTAAATGGGATGAGGCTATACGAAGAGTAGCAGATAAATACCGACAGGCGCTGAGTAAACTATGATCAATCAAAACTTAATAAGGCGTGCAGATACTTGCAAGAATGCCATTTTTGAAGCGTTGGAGAATGATCCAGCGCTTTTGTCTTTAATAGACAAAGGTGACATCTATGAGCTTGCGGTGCCAGAGGGTACAAAGTCGAGTCCGCCGTATGTCGTGCTGCAAGAAATCAACTACAAACCGATTAAATGGGCTGATAACAGGCCCATACAAGATAGTGCAATCTATCAAATAGATGTTTATCACAATGCCGATCCGCAACCCATCATGACTGCAATCGGGGATGTGATGGAGCGTTTAGATTTTGCGCCAACTATACCTATCAATGACTTTTTAGAGAAAGAGAGATTGATAAGAAAAGGGTATCGTTTTGAAAAAAATATAATACTAGGAGGCTAACTATGACTGAGTACAGTTCAGTAACTGGTCTAAAAAACGCTCGTTTTGCACCTTTAAAGAAACAAGGTAAATTATATGTGCCTACGGAAATTTTAAAATACGAATATGCAATCAATATGAAAGTGGAAACTGAAACATCAACTGAAAAGCAGTATGCAGATGACAAACTGGTTGATTTGGTTGTTTCTACTGGTTCTACAAAACTAGAAATTGAAATGCGGGATCTTCCGATGGAAATTCTTGCGAAGCTGCTAGGCATTGAGGCTGACAAGAACGGATTGTACTTGTTCAAGAAGAACATTATCCCTCCGTGGGTCGCAATGACGTTTGAAGGTCCGAAAGCAAATGGGAAATCTCGTCATGTGGGTTTAGTAAAAGGACGTTTTTCTCTGCCGGGCGATGAATGGAAGACGAAGGAAGAAAAGACAGATTTCCAAACGGTTAAATTGTCAGCTGAATTTGTTGATCGTGAGCAGGATGACGTTTTCAAGGTTGTAACTGATGAAGATGCTGAAAATTTTAATCTTGATGCTTTTTACAAATCAGTTTTTGGTGATGCATACAAAGATGACAAGACAGAAAACAGCAGCAGCGTTGATATTGGAAAAGGTGCTTAAGAGGGCTGAAAAGCTCTCTTCTTTAATTGGAAAATAAAAAATAAGGGGGAGTCACTATGACTCAGAAAAGAATCACTATTAAATTATGGTCTGATGCAGAACAAAAAGAAAAAACCTATGTAGCGCCACGCACAAGTGCTAAAACACTTCTAGATGCTTTGCGTTTGAATAAAAAGGCCGAGGATACAGCTGAGGATTTGGAAAAAAGCATCAAAGTATTAGAAGAACAAATTAAATTCATGGTTGATATTTTTGGGAAACAGTTTACTTATGATGAATTTGCCGAAGGATTGCAGTCATTTGAAATTTCTGCTGAAATCAGTCGCGTGTTGGCTGAAGTAGTTGGTTATAAAAAAATTGATGAAGAAGATCCCGATTTTTTGCAACCGCCGGAGACTGGAGCTACGAGCGAGCAATAAACCAAATGCAGAATATTTATAAACAGCTCCTAGAACAGGGCTGGAGAATGAAAGAAATTGATGAAATGGATATTTATCATTTCTTAGAATTGAATGCTGAATCAAGCAAAACAAAAGAAGTTACGATTGATCAAATATTCTAAGTCTTGAAATCTTCGTCAGGAAAGCGGGGTGGTACATAAATGACTCAAGCAATCGGCAATATGGTCGCCAAAGTTAACCTGGATGATTCGGGTTTTAATAGAGGTATAACAGGGCTTCAAAGGCAAATGCGTCTTGCTAATTCTGAATTTAAAGCAGCTACTGAAATTTATAAGAATACCGGCAATCGAGCAAAAGAATTGCAAGCCAAAGTTGATGGACTTAACAATAAATATCGTATTCAGGGTAAAGTAGTAGAAGAGCACCGAAAACGTTATGAACAATTGGTCAGAGAAAAAGGGCGTGATAAAAGAGAAACACAAATTCACGCTCGAAAACTCAACGAATCCATCGCTGTACACCAGAAGCTAGAAAAAGAGCTTCGGCAGGTTTCTAAAGAATTCGAGCAGTTACAAAGCACCAGCAATAAAGTAGCTGGTGTTTTTTCTGTTTTTAAGAAGAACGCTGGGGAAGTATCAGAAGAGTTACAATCTGTCTACTCTGCTGCGGGAATGGCAGGGAAGGCATTAACAGGTATCGGTGTAGCAGGCACCGTCGCAATTGGCGGCGCAGTTAAAGTGGCCGCAGACTTTGAAAAGGCTATGAGCAGAGTCGGTGCTGTGGCGAATGCATCGAATGACGAGATGGGCCGTCTTACAGAAACGGCGCGTCATTTGGGGGCTACGACACAATTTACAGACGGACAAGTTGCCGAAGGAATGCAGTACCTTGCAATGGCTGGTTATAAAACAAATAACATCATTGGTGCCATGCCGGGCTTGCTTGCTACTGCGGCAGCAGGGCAAACAGATTTAGGTGTAACGTCAGATATTGTATCAGACATCTTAACGGAATTTCATATTGCTGCAGAAGATACAAACCGGGTTGCAGATGCAATGACCTACACGTTCACGAACTCAAATGCGACATTGCAGCAGATTGGTCAAACGATGAAGTACGCGGGACCAGCTGCAAAAACAGCGGGCGTGAGCATGGAAGAGTTAGCGGCCGCAACGGGTATCATGGCGAACAGTGGGATCAAGGCAGATATGGCAGGTACCGCATTACGATCCACATTAACAAGGCTTGCGGCACCTCCAAAGCCAGCTGGTAACGCAATACATGAGCTTGGTCTGAGTATTACTGACGCAAACGGCCGCATGAAACCTTTATCAAACATCATAGATCAGATTAACGAAAAGACGAAAAACTATACGGAAACCGAAAAAATCCGTATCGCAAAGCAATTGGCTGGTCAGCATGCTTTATCTGGTTTTATCACTTTGCTTCATGCAGGTGGTGATAAGATCGACAAATTCACAAAAGAAATAGAAAATAGTGGCGGTATAGCAGAAAAAGTTGCAAAAGATCAAATGGACAACCTTGCGGGATCTGTGGAGTATCTGCGTTCAGCAGTAAATAACGCGGTCATTTCATTAGGTAATCAATTTATCCCTACAGCCCGAAAAGTGGTAGATGGATTAACAAAAGTAGTGAACTGGTTTGATCATCTGCCACCATCTGTTATGGGAACTATTGCCGTTACTGGTGCAGCCGTAACAGCTTTTAGCCTTTTAGGCGGGGCTTCGTTATTGTTATTGAGTCTCATCCCTAGAATGGCCGAGGGATGGAGAGTGCTTCGTACTGCTGGCACGTATCTGACAGGCACTGTCAGAGGGTCATCAGCAAGTCTAGGAGTATACACGACACAAGTTACTGCTGCAGGTGTCGCTTCAAGAACTGCGGCGACAGGCATTAACACAGCTGCAGCATCAACGGCCGTTATGTCCACTCGTATGGGACGTTTACAACAAAACACTGGTCTAGCGACTACACGCATGGGCCGTCTAAATCAAACGGCCACAAGAACATCAAGGACAATGCGTGGTCTTGGTGGTGCCTCACGTATTGCTGGTGGCGGTTTAATGATGTTTGGTGGGCCAATGGGTATGATTGGTGGTCTTGCGCTCTCTTTTCTTCCTGAGATACTCAAATTCGGTAAAGGTATTGTTATGACTGGGGTAAACGCCGTGAAAAGTGCAGGCGGTTTTATGAAACTTGCAAAGGGCGGTTTTGGCCTGTTTAACATTCTTAAAAAAGGCGCAGGCGTTGTGAGTTTGCTTAGAGGCGGCTTATCTGTGCTTGGTGGTCCTGTAGGTATGTTAATAACGGGAGTCACGCTTCTAGGCGAAGCAGGGTTTAAATATTATGACAACCTAAAAAAACGCGTCTTACCAGCAACGATAGATTTTGGTGATAAAGTATCTGAATCCACTTCTAAAGCTATAAATGCCTATACGGATATGGAGACAAAAGCCAATGCAAAATTAGACAGCCTTTATCGAAATCAAACAAAGATCACAGATGATTTAGCCAAAGATATGACAGGTAAATTCTCCGAGATGGCAGGCACGTTGAAAAAAGGTTACCAAGACAGTGCTGATAAAGCCTTAGATGTTTTGGGTAAATTCTATGCGGAAAATGATGCCCTTAAAGATAAAGACGAGCAGGGAATTCTTAAGAGCATCGAAGAAGGTAATCAGAAAAAGCAAAAGGCAATAGAGGAACACGAGAATAAAGTAAAGAAAATCTATGAAAAAGCAGCTAAAGAACACCGTGAAATAACTAAAGAAGAATGGAAAGAAGTCAAAGAACATACACAAGCAATGAATAAAGAAATTGAAACGGCTCTTACAAAAAGCAAGGATGAACAAACACTCATCTCCAAAAAGCTAAAAGAAGAGTCGTCTAATTTGTCTGCGAAGCAAGCTGCAGCGACAGTTAAAAATAGTAAATCAGCAAGAGACGAAGTCATTAGTAATGCTGAAAAGGAAGCAGCTGCAGTTATTAGAGAGGCGGATGATCAACGGTACGTCAAAAAGACAATTAGTAAAAAGCAACATGACGAAACAGTTAAAGCTGCAAAAGATCAAAAAGATAAAACAATAGAGCAAGCTGAAAAAACTCATAAAGGTGTTGTTGAAGAAGCAAAGAAACAAGCACAAGGACACATTGATCAAGTTGATTGGGAGACTGGCGAAGTGCTAGATGGATTTAACACATTACTTGTTGATTTAGCAGGTGTAGTTAATACCATTACGGGCGGTATCAATGAAGTACTAAAATTCATGAATATGCCGACAATCCCAGAATGGAAACCAAGCGGACACAATGGGAAGAAAAAAGCCATGAATGTTGCACCGGGTAAGGCTTACGCCAAAGGAACAGACTACCACCCGGGAGGCCGTGCACTTGTTGGTGAGGAAGGATATGAGCTTGCACATACTCCTGGTATTGGAACATATATGGTCGGCGTTGGTGGTCCTCAGATTTGGGATCTACCGCGTGGAACATCGGTTCTTCCTCATGATCAGACCAAAAAAATCACTTCACAGGGCTTACCGGGTTATGCTGGTGGCGTTGGTGATTTCTTCAAAAAAGGCGTTAAAAAAGCTGGTGAAGTAGTCGGCAAGGTGAAAGATTTTGGATCAGATATTTTTGACCTTGTGATGGCTGGTCCAAAGAAAATTATAAGCAATATATTCGGTGGTCTTATCCCATTTAAAACTGGTAAAGGAATAGACGGGCTTGGGACAGGTATTTTAAAAACGATTCAAAAAGGTGCTTTAGGATTTCTTACAAAATCGTTAGGTGATTTGGGAGGAGATGGCGGATCATTTAAAGGTGTAGGTGGTAGTGCTGCGGTCAAAAAGTGGGTTGCACAAGCCATCAGCATCACTGGAATTTCTCCATCCTATGCAAAAGCATTAGAAACCATTGCTATGAAGGAGTCAAGTGGAAACCCGACCTTAGTTAACCGATGGGATAGCAACGCCAGAGCAGGTCACCCATCACAAGGACTCATGCAATTTATACCAAGCACATTTGCTGCTTACAAAAAGCCCGGATATGGAAACATCAAACATCCAGTACATCAAATTGTTGCCGCGATTAACTATCAAAACAAGCGTTATGGCGGCATATATAACCATCCGGGATTAAAATCTATGGCACGCGGTGGCCCTTACATCGGTTATGCATCTGGTGGTGTCATTGATAACCACCAAATCGCACAACTGGGAGAAAACGGCTGGCGAGAATATGCAATCACGACTGAGCCTAAGTACCGTAAACGCTCTTTACAGTTATACTCTAATCTCGGTAAAGAGCTTGGAGTGCCTAGTTTTGGGGATGGTATGATCTCCACGGCTTTACAGATGCTTGATCGTATTAGTAACAAAGGAGACAAGCCTCAGAGCAGGCAGCAAGATGGATCCGATATGAGACAGATGATCGAGAACCAAAACAAGCAAATTGGTCTGATGGCTCAACAAATAGACCTGCTGTCTCAAGGATTAATGATGATGCAAAAAGGGTTTGAACAATTAATTTCAAAAGATAGCAACAACTACATGGATGGTCGAAAGCTAGACCAAACGACAGGTGAACGTTTTAGAAAAGAAGCATTTATGAGTGGGGTGAGGTAGATGGAATTATATATTGATTTTAACAATGGATTGGGTGAGCAAAGCTTAAATGACTTGCTTCCTCATTTTCAACCGTTGAGTCTGACACCTGCCTCACCAATCGTAGAATTTGAAACGGTGTCATTACCACGAATTAACGGTATTGTATTACCACAGCATCCGCGGGATGTTAAATACAAAGAAAGACAGATTCAGCTTGAAATATATATGAACTCAATCATTGCTGAAAATTTCTACAGTTATAGAAGTGAACTATATGCTTTATTAGTTAAACCGTTCCCATACTACATCTCATGTGACCTGCTTCCGAACAGAAGATTTTTAGTGACGTGTGAGGGGAATTTCACTACTCCGAAGGAAAAAGAAAAGAACCATGTTGTTTTTAGCGTTGAATTCACCGATGTTTTGGGTGCTGCTGAATCGAAAAGTACATCACTAAATCCTCAAACTTTTGAGGGTGAAAGATGGAGTCCCGGGATGAATATTGAGATGCGTGACGACCTAGAGTATTCATTCAAGAACAAAAAAACGTTCAGCATCTACAACATCGGAGATTTTAGAATCAACCCACTTCGTCATGATTATCAAGTGAAGTTGAGAGCAAAAGGAAAAGGTGTAACAATCATCAATCATACGACAGGTGAACGTTTGAAAATTGAAGAGGAAATATCCAAATCAAGAGAGGTTTCTTTTATTAAACAATACACCGTCGCTAACAAGAAGCGCCTTAAGACATCTGGCAGGCTTCCTTCACTTGATATTGGCCGTAATGACTTTGAAATACAAAACGCAAGCGAAATTGAAATTGTTTTCGACACGAGATTCTACTATGCATAAGGAGGGATGTCATGGCTGCGGTTGACTTTATCAAAAAATTAGCACCGGGAGCGCAAAGGGTCCAAAAAAAGTACAATGTACTCGCAAGCCTTGTCATCGCTCAAGGCTGCCTTGAAAGTGGATTCGGCGCTAGTGATCTATCTCAGCAAGCCTACAACCTCTTTGGAGTCAAAGGGACTTATAACGGAAAATATGTATTAATGTGGACCAAAGAACAGGACAAGTACGGCAATGAAACGAGAGTACAAGCGCGCTTTAGAAAATATCCATCATATGCAGAGAGCCTTGCAGATTTAGGAAGTCTATACACACGTTTGAGTCGTTATAAAGATGTGGTCGGTGAAAAAGACTACCAAAAAGCTACAGCTGCTGTTGCAAAGGGTGGTTATGCGACTGATCTCAATTATGCTACAAAATTAAACAGCATCATTTTTACTTACAAGCTCACACAATATGATAATTTGGATGATCTACCAGAAGAACCGAGTGAACCAGAAACACCAACTGGTCCTGATTACCCAAGCAAGGAATACGATGGGAAAGACATGCCACTCAATCAAAATTTACCGTCTGATGTGGATTTCCCGCAGCTGCATGTTTCAAGCAAGGATGGAAAGGAAGTCATAGAAATCACAGGTGCATCTGTTGATTTCACAGTTGATACAACAGGTAAAAAGTCGTTTACATTCTCGTTAGTTCGTACACAGGAAAATGCTGCAGAGTTTGAGTTGTTAGTGGTGGATAACATTTTATACCTCGATGAAAAGAAATATAATCATCAAAAATACTATATTACCAACGTGAGTCTTCATCAAGAAAATGGAATGCTGACAAAAACGGTTACAGCTGCGCACATCTTCACTGTCCTGTTGATTAATAACAGAATTGAAAAAATAGTTTCTAAGAAGTTAAGCATTAAAGAAGCGCTAGATATTGCCCTCAAAGGAACTGATTTCAAATATGTCATTCATGCAAAAGATGATGAAATTTCTTCTGCGGAACAAGAAAACTTCGGTGAAAAAAATTCCACAGAGCTTATGGATGAAATCATTGAAGATTATGACATAGAGTTAGACGTAGATAATTACAAAATCCATGTTTACAAAAAGATGGGACAAGAAATAGACTTTGTGCTTGATAGTCGTTATAACATGCCAGGTATCACTATAACGACAGATTCCCAAAATTGTACTACTCGTGCGTGGGGATACGGCGCACAAAAAGAAATAGATTCCGATTCTGACTCAAAAGTTGATGGCAAAACAACAGAAGATGAAAAAGAAGTGAAAAAAGATGAAGAGAAAGAGCCTGAGTATGTTTTTGAGCCAGTTCTTTACATTCATCCCGATGAAGATAAATTTCTCATTGAAGGTAAACCACGTTGGGCGGAGCCAATTAAAGACGAGAGGTACAAAAAATCTAGCAGCATTATTTCTGCGTTAAAGAAGCATGTTAACCCTTACCCAGAAATGACTGTGGAAGTAGAATTCCAAAAAATCTATGAGCCGAAATTGCTTGAAATTGAACAAGATTTTTGGTTAGGTGACACAATCCATGTTATTGCGGATACTGCAGATGGAATAACCTTTGAGGATGATCTAAGGGTTGTATCATTTCAGCATAACCCTCTCAATCCGTATAGCAGCCCAACGATAACATTTGCGAACTTCCGCAAGGACATTCAGCGTATTAATGTAGATCAAGTGAAGAAAATGAAAAATTTACAACGATATATAAACGACATGCTCAAGACGCTTAGATAGGGTCTTTTTATTTTTGCCAAAAAAGGAGAGTGAGAATATGGTGAGGCTTAGAAAGGACTATGACACTAGACGAAACTCGAAATACGCAGAGCAGCTGCGAGAGGATATGCAGTCTATAGAAAATCATTTGAATCAGAATGAAGATGATTTGAAACGACATAAAACAAGCGATATTGCTCATACGTCAAATCAAATCAAACACGGTTTGTATTCAGTTGCGAATCGTATAGACAACTTATGGTCTAGGATTATCAATCTTGTATTGAATCATGATGGAAAAGACGTAAAGGAAGTCGTAGATATTCGTGTCGCTAGGGATGCATCCATTCATCCCACCGCAAAAGACAGATTTGACTATGACTTTCAAATTCTTGAGCAGGAAATAGAAGATGCTGCGGTTTCTCTTAATCTCAAAAAATTCATCAAGAAATACGGGAGTTTTACATCTGGATTTAAGGCTGCACTAAGTCTTGCGAAATTATATCCTGTGCATATTGTCGTGCCACCCGGTAATTACAAATTGATGGAGACAGCCCGGATCTATAAAAATACACATTTGACCTTACAAGCTGGCGCAGTTATTAGGCGCGGATTTGTAGGATCAATGCTTGTAAATGGAGACAAAGACGATCAAACAAAGGGCTATGAGGGGCATGGGAATTTGCTGATTGACGGTCAGGGAATGTTTGATAGCGCTGGTGATGAATATAAGGAACAGTGTTCTGTTTTAGGATTTGCTCACGCAGATGGAATAGTTATCAAAGGTATTCACATACGTGATGTTTGTGGAGGGCACGGTTTAGATTGTGCTGGTAACAAAAACGTGTTAATTGATGATGTCAAATTCTCGGGATTTGCAGATTATAAGGGAGATAGGTGGTTTTCAGCAGCTATTCAATTGGACCTTATGAGATCGTCCGAAAACTTTGGGGCGTTTGGTAGCTATGACAATACCCCTTCTGAAAATATAATTGTTCAAAGGTGCCATTTCAGTAAATCAGATAAGCTAGGCGGCTATGCACGAGCAATGGACTCGCATACTAGCACCGATGGTTTTTGGTATAAAAATATCAAGTTTTTATTCAACGTTGTGGAAGATACAACTGAATGGGCTGTTTCAGGAAACAAGTGGGAAGATGTCTTGATTGAAGGGAACACATTTTTAAATTGTGCATCTGGTGTAAGGTTGCTACTTCCGGCCGTTACATCAAAATATACGCAAGATAAGAATGGGAATCCTACAAATCGAGTCAATAAAGTGAGAAGGCACATTGTTTCAAAAAATACTTTTATTAACGTAAAAGACCGCCACGCCGTACAAGTTTATGGACGTAAAGGTTATCAAACAATCGAAGATGTGAAAATTAATGGAAATTTTATAGATGGCGTTAAAGTAAAGCATGCTATTCATCTATCTGACGTAGTTGGTTTTACTGTTTCAGATAACGAGTTTAATAATGTAGGACATCATGGGGTTTTACTGACTCGTTGTAAGAATGGACAAGTTGATCTAAGTATCGGAAAAAATATTGAAGGTAACGGTATTCGAGTAGAGTTTGGATGCGAAAACGTCAGCATCAACCGCACGCGACTAGATGAAGTGGGGTATTCAGGAATATCAGTTTCTGGAGACTCAAAAAATATTGATATTGATGGAGCTAATATCAATAATGCGGGAAAGCGTACTTCCTCTTCAAATCCATATTACGGTGTCATCTTGATGGATGGTGTAGAAGATTCTTCGGTTAAATTTGTAACTGTCAAAGGAAAGAAATGCAGGTATGCAATGTATTTGACTAGCAAATGTTCAAGAATTCAGCATTTTGGCAACCGTCTCAAAGGAGCTGGCGCAGAAGGTTCATTGCAAGACAACAGCGTTGATCCAATAAAAACAATCGAGAATGTAACATGAGAGAGGTGATAACATGATTCGGAAGAATGGACCACTTGCGTTTAATGTAGATGCCTATACGAGTTCAAGCGTGACAACCAACATCAATTTTTGGACGCAAGATAAAAAGACAGCTAGATTGGTATTCAATCTCACAAAAGATGGAGTTCCTTTGCCTTTAGCGGCTGTCACAGGAAAACTTGTATTAGTTATGTCTGACGGCAGCCGATTCGTTCGAGATGTAACGATAGTTGATCGTGTCGAAGGTCAAGCAGAATACATCTTGTCAGACAAAGAGGTTAAGCACTACGGCACAGTACAAGCTGAATTAAATTTGTACTATACAAATGATCAATCTATGTCTGTGCATCAGTTCTCCTTCAATATATCTAAGTCGCTTATAGATCAAGACATTGTGCCGATCACAGAATACTATGTGGACGAGTTCGAGGCTTTAAGAGCAAAGATAAATGAGCTTTACGAAGAATCTATACAAACGATTGATGATCTGAGGGCCAAGTTTGAGGACTTGGAGAATATCGAAACAAAACAAGGCGCGCAGACTAAAGCAGATGCTGCGCTTAAGACAGCCAATAAATATACGGATGAACATGCTAACAATAAAGAAATACATGTTTTACAGTCCGATAAAGATAAGTGGAATAATGGTCAATTATTTAGATTGACTCAAAACAATGGTAAGCCCATTTATAAAGGGACAAGCGAGATCACAGACTACAACGAGATAACTGATACCGGCTTTTATCTTATCTATAACAAGGGTTTAAATGGGCCTCCATTGGTCAATAAATCATTCATGAAAGTGTTAAGTTATGGTAGTACTCTTTTACAGGCTGTATATGACACGAACGGTAAGGATTCGTTTTACAGAGTACGCAACCAAGATTCTACATGGACTGATTGGACACGTGTCCTTACTGAAAAAGATAAAATAACCCAGAGTGAAAAAGATAAATGGAATAACGGTCAGCTTTATCGGCTTACCCCTAACGATGGTAAAGTAGCAAGGTTGCCAAACGGCACTGATATTTTCTCGCTACCTACGGGGTTTTATATGGGAGCGAACCTTTTAAACGTACCCATAGTAGATGGGAGTTTTTACTATATCGAGGTTTTAGAAACAGCATATCTTCAAGGGGACGTATATTACAAAAGAATTATAGCCACACGCTCATTTGATAATTTAACATGGATTGGGACGTTTCACGCACAGGGCTTTCGAGGATGGAAACGTCTCATAACAGACGGAGATGCTGCAGTCACTTGGAAAACACCTTCATTGTCTAAAGGATGGAAGCAATACGTATCAACAGATGGATTTCCGCACACATTACGTTACTCAAAAGATGCTTTGGGAGTCGTGGAGATCATTGGGTCTATTACTGGTGGGGTGATAGGTAATGATGTCGAGGCATTTACACTGCTTGATGGATATTTACCATTGCAATCCATGCACTTTATTGGAGTAGCATCAAGCGTAGGAACACCGGGTGTACCACAATATCACCGGACCTATATAGGTACTGACGGTCGAGTTTGCGTTCAATCTTGTTCTAATACGGTAAATCCCAATGAATTTATTACGTTTGGATTCCGTTTTAAAGCAAAGTAAGTTATGGGAGGTGCGAGTATGATTTGGGTGTATAAATATGATGATAATTACATTTGGCAAGCTGGTAAAGATATTTTAGTAGATGTAGAAAACGGAGAAAAAATACCTATAGGCTATACAGATAAACAGCCACCAGATGGGTTATTTATTGCAAAGTATGATCCTCAAAAAGAAGAATGGTTTGAGGCAGCAACTAAAGAATACATTGATAGTTTGCAG